GCTCCACCCAATGCCGCACCGCCAAAGATATTGGCTGCTTGGTTGCGGTAGATAGGCTGAGTGGTTTGCTGACCCATCGGAGCGCCGTAAGCGGCAGAAAGGAAACTCTGTAGCTTGGTAGCAGGTAGGTTTTGCTGGAACTGATAGCGCTGCATCTGATCCGCAAGAGCAGCTTGCTGGTAGCTTTCCTGAGCCTGACCTGTCTGATACAGTCGGTCAATATCGCCGTAGTCAGCAGCAGCCAAAGCTGGAGACATTTGTGCGGCTTGCAATTGACGCGCATAATCCGAGCCAAACAAGTTACCAATATTTGCCTGAGCAGCCTCTTGTCTAGCACGCTCTGCATCGTAATTCTGATATGCAAGTTTTCCGGCTGTGTCGGTCAATGCGTTAGCAAATGTACCCGTGGCTCTATCTTGTAGCTGACCCATAGCGTTAGAACCGTAGCGCCCTGCTTTACTTGCCTGAGAGTTAACCTGCTGCATTTGGTCTTGGAATGTCTGACCAGCAGCGTTAGCAGCGGAATTGAAAGCGCCAGAAAAGAATGGGTTTCCAGACAAATACTCGCCGGATGCCGTAGGAGCCATCATTGCAGAGGCAGGATTATATGTGTTCTGCATTTGACCAACAGTCTGCTGTGCCTGAGGCAATAAAGGATTGCCCTGTACCGCCCTTGTAGTGCCGTATTGCAAAGCCTGTTGGGTAGCTTGGGACGGGGGCACATAACCTTGGCCTGGGTAATAGCTGGGCGTATCAGGCGATTGGTATAACTTTTGCGCCTCAGACAATCCGTAGCTGATGTATGGCTGCATCGCAGGATCAATACTCTGCGTTACCACCTGTGATGTTGGTTGGCTCGATCCACTCATTTCAACTCCTTAACCCATGTACGGGGTTTAAAACCTAATTTATCTGCAACCTTGACCCATCCGACCCTATTTGTGTCAAAGGTTAACTTTTGTGCGCCAAATTCCCGCGCTAACTTTTCAATATGTGCGACACCATCTTCTAGTAAGTTAGGCGCTACCGCCCAAGCACACCAAATATGGCAAGTGTCACCATTTCGCTCTAAGATAAAAAAACCTTCCGGCGTATCGTTATCCGCTACAACTAACCATAAAAACGCCTTACCATTTCCAAGATTTACATAAACATCTTCCGGAATATACGGCTCAGGAGATTTACGCAAGATACGGGATAACCCGAACCTGATAAAGTCCCATCTTTCTCTCATCATCTCAGGTGTTTGGTATTCGTATCTCATCCGACAATTACATACCCGTAAGTTTTGTTTGCGGTATCGTTTGCAAAATGAGTAACAGTTGCAACACCATTAGATTGTGCTGAAACGTACACATTTGTAGACGCTGATGGAGCGATATATTGTAGGGTAACAATAGCCGCAGGAATAGCGGGGCGCGGTATAACTATGTCTGCTGGATAATACTCAAGGCTAACGTCTGTGCTAGATGTAGTTCCTGCAATTTCCACATAATCTCCGGCTTGCAACTCCAAAAACACATTTACCGTACCGATTACATGACTAGGATTTCCTGCGCTTTTTCGAGCAGGAATATCAAATCTGCTTGCACTTCTTACAACATCCGTACCGTTAACTCTAAACCAAACGTCCGCATAATGACCGTCATTACTGTTATTCACTAACTGGAGAGAAAACTGTACGTTATAAATGCCGTAGTTTCTGACATTCATACGGGAAGTATCAGACAGATATATCCCACTAGCTTCCTCTGTCGTATCCAGAGCCACAACAGCCGTTGATCCCACACTTGGGGATAGCTGATCTGTATTATTGCTAAACGACCCGTAAGGGGCTGCATCAGCTTCTGCTGCGTCTGACAAAGGCACTAGGATAATAACGCTGTCACGGCTTATACGCTCGTTGTAGATGGTGCTTGTGGTTGCATTACCTGTTTCTAACGTAATAAGACCAGTATTGTTGGTTTTGCCGTTCATAATCCCGTTGACAATATCCGCCGTAGCGCGTGGATCAGCGCCGTATACAGGGAGCGTGCGAAACATCATCTTGCACCCACCGTGGTAGCCTCAACATCAACAGCTACAAGATGCCGCCATTGATCGCCGGATGGCACAATTTTAAGCCTGTGGTATCTGCCGAGAGAGCGTAGAGAAACTCTGTTCTCATTAGTAGCGGGAGAAACAGCGCCAAACTCAACCGTAGAGTCTAGTCTAAATCGAGAGAAAACAGCTACACTTGCCGACCCGTTATCAACTTGGGGTCTAGCTAGTTTTACCATTGATTGAGGGCCAGCCTCAAAATCTCCCGTCTGAATATCGCCCTCCATTGGAGCGCCTGTGAATGTCACAATTTTAGCCCCATTTGTCCCAGCAAGTAAGACTTTACCGCCCGACCATAAGCGGGAGTCAAGGCTACTCGTAAGTGAGTCCATTGTGCCGTATGCGTCCAATCCCTCGAGCGTAATTCCAGCGCTTGCTGCTGTGGCAATATAGTCGGCAGAAGTTATTGCATGAGACCAGCGTTTAACCTGCCAGTTATAGGCAAGAATTGATCTACTACCAAAAACATTGGCATAAGACCATAAAACCAAACTATTTATTGGGTCAATGGCTGCGCTCATCTGGTCAAACAAATTAGGGTTTGAATCATTAAAAAAGAATCTATCTACTTTCTCGTTACCGATTGGAATGACGTTCTGACCGTCACACGCATAAAACCCATCGTCCGACAGGAAGTAAGACATTTGACCGTATTGCGCAATTGATCTAGGCTCGTAACATCCTAAATTACGAGAAATGGTATCAAACTGGAAAAACAAAGGAGAGCCGATATATGTCATTCTAGTAATTGCTCGCTCCAGAAAGATTAAGCCAAACTCTCCACCAGTCATACCCTGAATGTCACCACCGTCTGCAATATCTTGTGTATCAGACTGAGAGACTGTGCTAGGAGTCCAGTCTGTCTCATCGTTAATATCCGACCAATACACACGGTTAGGATATGTTGCATCCTTAGCCGCCACCACAAAGTCTCGTACAACGGTCACATGAGACGCTCTGGGCGCAGCAGCAGACAAGTCTGCAAAGTTAGATGATGATCCTGTACTCCACGCTTGTAGCTTATCCTGACCGTTTGCCGCAATCACAACCCTGCCAAACTGCGTAAACTTCCACAGATTGCTAGATGTGTACGATATTGGGCTACCGCCTGACAATTTAGATACGTCATCCATTGACGCATCATTAGAGTCGAACCTAAATATCTTAGTAGCGCCAGCAGCAAACAAAACAGTTGAGCCGGAAAACTTACCCGCAAATGTTGTTATAAGAGACTGAGACGCATCATTCGACAGATTAACCTCTGAGGTAAATGGGCCGTACCCAATTGCCATGGGTATGACATTTTTAGCCTCTGTGAGCGCACCGGACAAGCCAGGCTGATCTGGCATCCACTCACCCAATACTATCCTTTGCGTAGCCATATATTTTCAATATCCTTAGGCAGTTCAGTCCAATTCTCGCCAATAATTTCACTTTCACAGTTTACCAACCCATTTGTCGATAAACTTGATCCTGCGCTATATGTAGCAGCAGAATTGCACGTTACGTTAGCAGTAGCTAATGCGGATGCTAGACCTGAGTAAGCAGCATTACAAAGTGCTGATACAGTTGCCTGAGCCGAGACAAACGAACTAACTAAACGAATACGTAATGCACTAGCTGAAGAAGAAGCATTTGCAGAGATACTTGCAGCGCCACTAAACACTCTATACGCAAATGCGGAAACGGATGCGGATGCAGATACGGCTGCCGCACCGCTAAAGATTCTATACGCAAATGCCGATCCTGTTGCCGATCCTGATACCTCGGCAGCTGCAAGGAATGTTACGGCTGTAGCCGCGGAAGATGTTGACGTTGCCGTTACGCTTCCAGAGGCAAATACAAGCTCATTAAATATTTCAAACGCATTAGCCTGAAACGCATAGATTTGAAATGCTGATGCCATTATTTTCTCTTATGTTTGATGAATTTTATTTCTAACAAAGAAAACATTTATTCATCACATTTGTACAATTTGCGCTCAATATTGGCATTAACCCCAGACACGCATCGGATAAGGCTGTGGATCAATACTAAAAGGCATCAACGGTTCTGCGTTCTCGCCGTCCACTACACGCACGTTAACAAACCAACCATCGTAAGGCACAGGCTCAGGT